GTCCTTCCCACCAGGTTATCTGCGGGCGTTCAAATACAACTTGGCGATGGAAATTGCCAACGAGTTTGGTGTTGAGCCTATGCCGCAAGTGGCGCGGATTGCCATGACGTCCAAGCGCAATCTGAAACGCATCAACAACCCAGATGATGTGATGTCCATACCATACTCGCTGGTAGCGACTCACCAGCGGTATAACATCTATGCCGGTAACTTCTAAACCATGCAGACACCTATCCTTGGTCAAGCGTATGTGGCCCGCAGTGTCAACGCTGCGGATAGCCGCATGGTCAACCTGTACCCCGAACCGCTGCCAACGCCAGAAGGCAAGACCGGCGGCTTTCTAAACCGCGCGCCAGGCTTGCGTAAGCTAGCCACCGTGGGTACGGGGCCAATCCGAGGGTTGTGGTCGTATGGTGATTACGGCTACGCCGTGTCAGGCGCCCGGCTCTACCGGATTGACTCGACTTGGAACGTGGAGCCTATCGGCGTAATCGCCGGCACCGGGCCTGTGTCGATGGTCGACAACGGCACGCAGTTGTTTATCGCCACCAACCCAATAAGCTACATCTACGATGCGGCCAGCGAAGTGCTGGCTCAGATTACGGACATTGACTTCCCAGGCGCGGTGACGGTCGGTTATCTGGATGGCTATTTTATATTCCAAGAGCCTAACTCGCAGCGTTTCTGGACGTCTGAGCTGCTTGACGGCACTCAGATTGACCCGCTGAGTTTTGCCAGCGCCGAAGGTATGCCAGACAATCTGGTGTCGCTGTTTGTTGACCACCGCGAGGTGTGGCTGTTTGGCACCCAGTCCGTTGAGGTCTGGTACGACGCTGCGCTGGAAGGTTTTCCGCTTGCGCGTATCCAAGGTGCGGTCAATGAGTTTGGCTGCGCGGCAACCTTTTCGGTGGCCAAGATGGATAACTCGCTGTTTTGGCTAGGTGCTGACGCCCGTGGCCACGGCGTGGTGTTTCGGGCTAACGGCTACGCTGGGCAGCGTATTTCAACCCATGCAGTCGAGTACGCCATCCAAAGTTACGAGATCATCTCCGACGCAATCGCGTTTACCTACCAGCAAGACGGCCATTCGTTCTACGTGCTGACTTTTCCGTCTGCGCAGGCCACTTGGGTGTACGACGCAGCGACTAACGCTTGGCATGAACGCGCTGGCTTTGCCAACGGGCAGTTTATCCGCCACCGGGCTAACTGCCAAATGTTCTACAGCGAAGAAGTTGTCGTGGGTGACTTTCAAAACGGCAACATCTATGCGTATGATTTGGATCAGTTTTCTGACGGCGACTTCGCCCAGACATGGCTGCGGTCATGGCGCGCGCTGCCAACAAACCAAAACAATTTAAAGCGTACCGCCCAACATTCTTTGCAGATTGACTTGGAGACAGGCGTTGGACTAAACGCTGGCCAAGGCAACAATCCGCAAATCATGCTGCGCTGGTCGGATGATGGCGGCCATACGTGGTCTAACGAACACTGGATGTCGATGGGTAAAATCGGTGCTTACGGTACGCGAGCCATCCGCCGCCGCCTAGGCATGACAACAAAACTGCGCGACCGCGTGTATGAAGCATCAGGCACCGACCCGGTCAAAATTTCTATTATGGGTGCCGAGTTGATTTTGTCGGGCACCAATGCCTAGCGATAACGAACCGCAGATACCCCGTATCCAATCGCAGATCATTGACGAGCGGTCGGGGTTCGTCGCGCGCGATTGGTATCGGTTCTTTCTTAACCTGCTCAATAAAGCCGAATCGGGCGGCGGGGGCGGCACGGTCACGTCCGTCAATGTGTCCGGCGGCACAACGGGTTTAACGGCTTCTGGCGGCCCTGTAACCACGTCGGGCGTGATTACCTTGGGTGGTGCGCTAAACGTCAGTAACGGTGGCACAGGCGCCGTCAATGCGACTAATGCCCGCATCAATTTGGATGTACCAAGAACGGACGGCACCAACGCCACGGGCACATGGGCAATCAGCATCACCGGCAACGCTAATACGGTTACTGACGGCGTCTACACCACGGGCTCGTATGCTGATCCGACTTGGATTACGTCGCTTGCCGGCAGCAAGATAACGGGGGCTATTAGTGGCCAAGCGGGCAGCGTGGCTAACGCTTTGACTGCTGGCACGGGTATCTCGTACAGCGCGGGCACGACATACAACGGGTCAACAGCCATTACCATCAGTAATTCTGCGCCAGACCAAGTGGTGTCGCTTGCCGCCGGCACAGGCATCAGCACGTCGGGCACTTACCCTAGTTTTACAATTACCAACACGCTGCCAGACCAAGTGGTGTCGCTTGCCGCCGGCACAGGCATCAGCACGTCGGGCACTTACCCTAGTTTTACAGTTACCAACACAGCGCCGGATCAGGTGGTGTCGTTGACCGGGGCGGGAACGACCAGCATTTCTGGCACCTACCCCAACTTCACCATTACTTCAAACGACCAGTACGCCGGTACGGTCACCAGCGTCTCCGGCACCGGTACGGTTAACGGCATCAGCCTGTCCGGCACGGTCACATCTAGTGGCAGCCTGACACTGGGCGGCACGCTGACTGGTGTCGACCTGACCTCCCAGGTTACCGGCACCCTGCCGATTGCCAACGGCGGGTCGGGGCAGACAACCGCTCAGACGGCAATGAATGCGTTTGCCGGTGCGGTTACGTCTGGCCAGTATCTGCGCGGCAATGGCACAAACGTTGTTATGTCGGCTATTCAGGCAGCTGACGTACCAACGCTAAACCAAAACACCACGGGCACGGCTAGCAACGTCACCGGCGTGGTAGCGATTGCCAACGGCGGCACCGGCCAGACAACGGCAGTAACCGCGTTTGACGCGCTGTCGCCAGCGACAACCAAAGGCGATCTGATTGTCAGCAACGGCACGGACAATATTCGTTTGCCGGTGGGCACGGACACGTTTGTGTTGACGGCGGACTCTACGCAAGCCAGCGGCGTCAAGTGGGCAACCGGCGGCGCAAGCATCAACATTTCGAACGACACGACCACGTCAACCAACCTGTATCCGACGTTTGCTGCCGCGACCACCGGCACGATGTCGACCATCTATACAGGCAACGCAAAACTGCTGTACAAACCTAGTACCGGTGAATTAACATCCTCGCATGTCGTAGCGTCTAATGGCATTTTTGTTAATAGCCTGACAATAGCCACCAGCTACACTATTCCGTCAGGATCGTCGGGCATGTCGGCTGGCGTTATATCGGTGTCAAACGGCATTACGGTAACTGTGTCTAACGGCTCTAGATGGGTGGTGGTGTGACGACCAAACTTACAGACGACCGAGAAACAGCGTTGCGCGTTGGTTACGCGGCGACTGATTGGAGTACGCCGGTGTCTTTTGAGCAGTACGCAGACGCGCTTAAAGATTGGCGCGTGCAAGCTATCTTACGCGACGACGAAATTATTGGCGCAGTATTTAAAAAAGATGGTGAAGTTCACGTTTCAGTTTTGCCGTTGTGGCGCCGAAAATGGGCCACGCGGGGAATTATCAAGCAAATTTTTGACGCGGCAGATCGCACGACAGTAACGTCAGGGCATGAGCATTATATGTTTGATATATTGCAGCGTTTAGGCATGTCACAGATAGGGCAAAACACCTTTGCCTTGAAAGGGGTCTAATATGGGCATTGAAGCCGCGATTATTGGCAGTGCTATTGTTGGGGGCGTAGCCTCTAGTAAAGCCGCCAAAGCACAAACACAAGCCGCTAATACAGCAGCAGCAGCGACGCGCGACACTACGCAAGCGAGTATTGAAGCGCAAGAGCGCATGTTTAATCGGCAGGTTGAACTGCAAGAACCGTTTCGTGAAACAGGGCTAGCTGCACAAAATCGACTAGCTGATTTGCTAGGTATTAGCGGACGCACCGGCGAACCCGGCTACGGTTACGGTTTGCAGCCGTTTACGATGGCGCAATACCAAGCAGATCCAGGCTATGGGTTTCGCATGCGCGAGGGCTTAAAAGCGCTTGACCGCACGGCTGCTGCGCGCGGAGGTTTGCTAGGGGGCAATCAACTGCGCGGTGCTATGCAGTACGGCCAAGACCTAGCGTCGCAAGAATATCAGAACGCGTTTAATCGATTCCAGACAGAGCGATCCAACATATTGAACCCGCTGCAAAGTTTGGGTGGTGTGGGGCAATCCTCAACAAATGCGTTGACTAGCGCAGCAGGTAATTTGGGCGCAGGTATGGCAGGAGCTTACGGCAATCTTGGTAGCGCCTTAAGCGCTAATGCGTTGGGAGCGGGTAACGCGCGCGCGTCAGGCTATGTTGGTATGGCTAATGCGGCTACTGGCGGCTTAGGCCAATACCTAAATTACCAGCAAAATCAACAGTTA